CAGTGTCGTAAAAAAGGCGCGGCTAATTGGGGCAACAAGAGTAAAAAGTAATGAAGGTAAACGAAGTCGTAGAAGGCACACGTTGTTGGAAGGGTTACGAAAAGAAGGGCATGAAGACCATGTTCGGAAAACGTGTACCCAACTGCGTTAAGAGAGAACACGTTGACTTCTGTGTTAATTGTTACAGTCTTGTTTTAGATGAATCCCTAGACGAAAATCTTAAAAAATGGTTCAAAGACAAATGGGTACGCATGGGACCTGGTGGCAAAATCAGAGGATCATGTGGAGGCAAGTCAAAAGGTGAAGGCAAGCCAAAATGCCTACCTGCCAGAAAAGCCTACGCCTTAGGTAAAAAAGGCAGAGCAAGTGCGGCACGTAGAAAAAGAAGAAAAGATCCTAATCCAAACAGAAGAGGAAAAGCAATCAACGTTGCTACAAAAAAGAAAAAATAATGAAAATAAGAAATAGACAAAGGAACGTACCTTACTTAATGCCTGTAAAAAATGATATCACTAGATTTTACATGAAAGTTAAAAGCAAAGTTAATTTTTATTCATGGTCTATTAGGAATAAACATAAAACAGCATAATGAAAATTGCGGAAGTTGTTTTAGAGAAGTGGTCAAAAAAATATAAAAAATCAATCAATTGTTCAAATCCAAAAGGCTTTTCACAAAAAGCACACTGCGCCGGCAGAAAAAAACGCAAGTCAAAATAACCTTTTAAACTCCATAAGATAATTTTTTTCCATAAATACAATATATTAACAAGGGGGAGGTTGTGTCTTGAATTTCGTTGCAAATATTCCGTATACAAAATGTTGGGTTCGTAAAGAATACTTACACGACCTTGAGAGAGGCCACGGCGAGTTCGTAGAGGCAGTTATCATAGCAGTTAAATCAGTGCAAGGCAGAGCATTAATGTTCGAAGCATACCTACCAGAGTACGGTGCTTGTTTTGATAAGTTTCCATTGTCAGCATTTGTGTGGCGCACAGACATCAAAGAAGAAGAACAATTACCACTAGGCACATTAGAATTATGGGACAGTTTTAGTTCCAATATACAAGTATGGACAAAATCTATGCTGAAAAACTGTGACGTAGAAATAATGTTAAAGGGTGGTGGCAAAATGAAGGGTGAATACCTATTCACTGTTGACGCTTGTCATGGTGATGCCAACTCTGTAAACACTGGTGTTTCGGAAGTGCCAAGTGAACACAAACAACACAATTTTGGCAGACTGATAAACGGACAATATTTCGCACAACCAAATAATAGAATGCTTTGGTACGAACAATCACTTACTCCATCAGAACTAAAAAGACCAGACTTCCAAGTAAGCACACGTGAATTTTTCTGTGAAAACGAAAGCAGTGTCACTTTTGGTGACAGCAACGACTATTTCTACGAAGAAAAAGACAGTCCTATCAAAGATTAATCATTGACTTTACCGTAAGAATTAAGTATAATTCATTATATTAATTTTTATACAGGTAAAGTAATTTATGATTAAAGGATTTAAAATTCCAAAAGTAACATTCAGAATAAGAACAGGTGACGAAGTTGAAACTGATGGCGGTTGTGCTATCGGTGGAGAATGGCATAACGCAACAACTGACTCATATTTTAAAGGCAAAAGAGTGGTAATATTCAGTTTACCAGGAGCATTTACTCCTACTTGCTCATCACAACAACTTCCAGGATTTGAAAAAGAATACAATGCAATCAAAGATATGGGCATTGATGAAATTTATTGTGTGTCAGTAAATGATTCTTTTGTGATGAATGCTTGGGCAGAAAAAATGCAAATTAAAAACGTAAAAATGATTCCAGATGGATCAGGAAACTTTACAAGATTTATGGGTATGCTGATTGGTAAAAACCATTTAGGCTTTGGAAATAGAAGTTGGAGATACATGGCAGTGGTAAAAGACGGTGTAGTAGAAAGATGGTGGCAAGAGCCAGGCATAAACAATGAAGGCACAGACGATGACCCATATGTAGAATCAACGCCTGAAAACATGGTAGCATATCTAAAAGGAGAATAATATGTCAGCAAGAACATACGGCCCTGAAGAACAAGCAAAACTAAAAAGAATCGTAGATGAAGGTTCAAACGTTCTACAGGAAATAGAAGACTTAAACGCAGGACTAAAAGACACTGTGAAAGCAGTTGCAGAAGAACTAGAAGTAAAACCTGCTTTAATAAACAAGGCAATAAAGATTGCACACAAAGGAGAGTGGAGCAAATATTCTGAGGCTTTTGACAGTCTTGAGAATCTAATTATTGCAGTTGGCAAAGACAAGTAATGAAATACATTGTCGACATCGACAACACAATTTGTTATAATAAAAATAGCGATTACGAAAACAGTCAACCTGATCTAGAACGTATAGCAAAGTTAAACAAATTGTTTGATGAAGGCAACGAATTACACTACTGGACAGCAAGAGGTGGCAATTCAGGCATAGATTGGACTGAGTTAACAAACAAACAACTTGCAGAATGGGGTGTAAAGCACACATCAATACAGATGAAGAAACCTGTGTATGATGTTTGGGTTGATGATAGAGCGGTAAACATAAAGGACTTTTTTAATGAGAATTGATTACAATATACATTTAGATTATTCAGACGTTTTATTACATCCTAAAAGATCAACTTTAAGTTCTAGACGTGATGTTGATATCTTGAGAAAATTCAAATTTAGAAACAGTGGAAAAGAATTGTCATATGTTCCTATTATGGCTAGTAACATGGATGGAGTAGGCACATTTTCAATGGCGAGAGTTTTACAAGAATACAAAATGCTCACGGTAATTAGAAAGCATTATAATCTAGATGATTGGAAACAAGCCGCAGGCACAGGATTAAAATTTAAATACGTTTCTGCCTGTGTTGGAACGGGTGCTATATGGGACGAGAACGCACATGATTATCAAACACTTAAACAAGTGATGTCAGCATTTCCTGATATACCTTGTATCACAATTGATGTTGCTAATGCCTATCACGAATCATTTGTAGACTTTGTTACAAAAATTAGAACAGAATATCCAGATAAAATTATAATTGCTGGAAATGTAGTCACACCTAATATGACAGAAGAATTAATTATAAAAGGTGCAGACATAGTTAAAGTTGGAATTGGTCCAGGTAGTGTGTGTACCACAAGGACGCAGACAGGAGTAGGTGTTCCGCAATTTTCGGCAATAATGGAATGTTCAGATGCCGCTAATGGAGTTGGTGGACACATTATTGCAGATGGTGGTTGTACACAACCAGGAGACGTTTCCAAAGCATTAGGTGGCGGTGCACATTTTGTAATGCTTGGAGGTATGTTAGCAGGACACGACGAATCAGAATTAGAATTGCAAGACGGCAAGAGAGTTTTTTATGGAATGGCATCACAAACAGCATTGAACACACACGGACAAAGAAAAGACGGATACAGAGGCGTAGAAGGCAAGACAGTTACATTGAAGGATAAAGGCCCAGTCAAAGACACTGTTGAACAAATTTTAGGTGGAGTAAGAAGCACTTGCACTTATATAGGAGCAAGACGAATTAAAGATATGCCTAAGGCGGCTCACTTTGTAAGAGTGAACAATGTAATCAACAGAGTATTTGACAAGTATGAACAAAATTGATCAAATTTTAAAATGGGTTGCTACATTTACTTTAATTGTAGGAACTTTCGTTAATGCAGGATTTCCTCATCTTTACCCGATAGGTCCAATGCTTCTAGCACTAGGAGGAGTAATTTGGTTAGTCGTTTCGGTGATTTGGAAAGAGCCGGCACTGATAACTACAAATGCAGTATTGACAATTACCGGAATAGGCGGTATAATGTTATTTTATTTGCGTTAGGCCCAATCAGCCACAAGTGATTATTAGGTATGTGTCAGCCACAAATGACATTAGGAGAATAAATGAGTTACATAGATGGTTATTTTGACAGAGGTGCAGATCTCATAAGAATAGTTGAACGTCAAAATGGCGAAAGAGTTTTCAAAGAATATCCAATCAAATACACATTTTATTATGAAGACCCAAGAGGCAAATACAAAAGCACCACGGGTAAATCCTTAAACAGAATTATTTCTAAGACTACAAAAGATTTCCATAAAGAACTTGCAATTAATAGAAACAAAAATTTATTCGAATCAGACATAAATCCAATATTCCAATGCTTGAGCGAAAACTATTTGAATCGCGATGCTCCAGAATTAAGAACTGCTTTCTTTGATATAGAAGCAGACTTTGATCCGGAAAAAGGATTCAGCAATCCAAGTGATCCATTTATGCCTATAACTGCAATCACTGTCAATTTGCAATGGCTAGATAGCACAGTCACTTTCGCTTTGCCACCTAAGACAATGAGTATTGAAGAAGCACAAGAAGTCACAAAAGGAATTGATAATTTATATCTCTACAAAGACGAGGGAGAAATGCTGACAGCATTTTTAGATGTTATCCAAGATGCTGATGTAATAAGTGGTTGGAACTCAGAAGGTTATGATATTCCTTATGTAGTAAACAGAATACAAAAAATCCTAAGCAAAGATGACACAAGAAAACTTTGCTTATGGAAACAACTGCCTAAGAAAAGAGTATTTGAAAGATTTGGTCGTGAACAAGAAACATACGACCTAGTAGGTAGAGTTCATTTAGATTCATTAGAACTTTATAGAAAATACACATATGAAGAAAGACATTCGTACAGATTAGATGCTATCGGCGAACATGAATTAGGAGAAAAGAAAACAGTCTATGAAGGGAGTTTAGATCAATTATACAATCAAGATTTCAGAACATTCATAGAATACAACAGACAAGATGTTAATCTTATCGACAAATTAGATAGAAAATTAAAATTTATTGCACTAACAAATGAACTTGCACACGCAAACACAGTTCTGTTACAAACCACACTAGGTGCAGTTGCGGTGACGGAACAGGCGATCATCAACGAAGCACACAGAAGAGGAGTACAAGTTCCTAATAGACCAAAAAGAGATTCGGACAGCACAACTGCCGCAGGTGCATATGTGGCATTTCCTAAAAAAGGATTGCATGATTGGATAGGATCAATGGATATTAATTCACTATATCCTTCAGTAATTAGAGCATTGAATATGGCTCCCGAATGTGTAATGGGACAATTGAGACCTAGTCACACAGATGAATACATTGAAGAACAAATGACTTTACAGAAGAAATCATTCGCAGGTGCTTGGGAGAATCATTTTGGTTCTTTAGAATATGATGCAGTGATGGAACAACGCAAAGACATTTCTATACACGTAGATTGGGAAGATGGCAAATCAGAGATCATGAGTGGTGCTGAAATATACAAGATGGTATTCGACAGCAATAATCCTATGATGTTAAGTGCCAATGGCACAATATTCACAAGCGAATTTGAAGGAGTGATTCCAGGACTACTTGCACGTTGGTACAAGGAAAGAAAAGAAATGCAAGGTATGTTGAAGAAAGCCAAAGAGGCAAGTAACGATGCAGAAATAGAATTTTGGGACAAGAGACAACTTGTAAAAAAGATTAACTTAAATTCACTGTATGGTGCAATATTAAATCCAGGTTGTAGATTCTTTGACAAACGTATAGGACAATCAACTACACTATCAGGCAGACAAATTAGCAAACACATGGCGGCAAAAATTAATGAAGTGATCACAGGTGAATACAATCATGTTGGCAAAGCAATTATATATGGTGACACAGACTCCGCTTATTTTAGTGCGTATGAAGTATTGAAAAAAGAAATTAACGATGGCAGTATACCTTGGACTAAGGAAAGTGTAATAAAGTTATATGATCAGGTGTGTGAAGAAGTTAATGGCAGTTTTAAAAAGTTTATGGCAGAGGCTTTCCATTGTTTGAAAAGCAGAGCAGAGGTTATACAGGCAGGTAGAGAATCTGTTGCCGAGACAGGACTTTTCATAACAAAGAAAAGATATGCGATACTGATCTATGACTTGGAAGGTTACAGACAAGACGTTGAAGATAAGCCTGGCAAAATAAAAGCAATGGGCCTTGATTTGAAAAGATCAGATACTCCTTTGTTCATACAAGACTTCTTAAATGAATTATTGCTGATGGTATTGACTAAAAAGACCGAAGCAGAAGTTTTGGATAGGATAAGTCAATTTAGAAATGAATTCAAGCAAAGACCTGGTTGGGAAAAAGGATCACCACGTAGAGCAAACAATATTCAAGAGTATGCTAAAAAAGAAGCACGACTAGGAAAAGCAAATATGCCTGGACACGTGAGAGCAAGTTTAAATTGGAACAACTTAAAGAAAATGCATAGTGACAAATACTCAATGGAAATACACGATGGTATGAAAGTTATTGTGTGTAAACTAAAAAAGAATCCATTGGAGTATACTTCTGTTGCGTACCCAACAGATGAAATGCACATACCAAATTGGTTCAAAGAACTTCCGTTTGATAACGATGCTATGGAAAGCACACTTATAGATAACAAACTAGGAAATTTATTGGGAGTACTTGGTTGGGATATCAAGTCGACTGAAAGCAAAAACACATTCAACAACTTATTTGACTTTGGAGGATAGATGGCTACACACGGAATGATAGACTTGGAAACATTAAGCACTAGACCAGACGCTACCGTGTTGACAGTAGGAGCAATTAAATTTGATCCATATGCTGATGTAGAACCACATAGCGGATTATATCTAAGATTGAATGTTGACGAGCAAAGCGAACTGGATCGTCATGTCGATCAAGGAACATTAGAGTGGTGGGCAAAACAAGATGAAAAAATTAGAAATGAAGCACTCGGAGATGAGGACAGAGTGCAATTAACAGAATTTGTTAGACAACTTAACAAATGGTGTGTAGGACTAGATGAACTTTGGTGTCAAGGTCCATTATTTGACTACGCAATCTTACAAAATTTATATGCACAATTGAATACGCCTGTGCCTTGGAACTATTGGCAGATACGAGATAGTAGAACACTATTTGGTATGCTACCTGAAGACCCAAGGAAATCGATACAAATGGATTTGCACAATGCACTTGCTGATTGTTATTTCCAGGCAAAGAGTGTCCAAAAGGCATATAAACGTTTTGGAGTAAAGAAAAGATGATAGGATTCGTGATTGACTTTTCGCCAAAACCTAAATATAATGTAACTATGAGGAGAAAATAATGAAAGACATCTTACAAGACATAGTTGCTCATACACATTCGCTAGGCTTTTTAAGTTTAGTTAAAGTGTCTAATGAGGAACAAACAAAAATAGAAAGTATGGCTGAAGATAGATCAGTGATACTATCAGCAAACACAAACAACAAAGTTAATGAATTTGATGGTGTGTTTGGTATGCCGAACTTAGATAAGTTGGCACTTCACTTGAAATGTCCTGAATATCAAAAGGACGCAAAGATAGAAGTTAAGTCAGCGGAAAGAAATGGCAAAACTATTCCAACACACATTCACTTCGAGAATGCTGGAAAGGATTTTAAAAATGATTACAGATTTATGAGCACTGAAATCATAAATGAAAAATTAAAATCTGTGAAATTTAAAGGAACAACTTGGGACATAGAGTTTGAACCAAGAGTGGCGGCGATTGCTAGACTAAAACTACAAGCGGCGGCACACGTTGAAGAAACTGTGTTCACAGTAAAAACTGAAAACAATAATTTAGTATTTTACTTTGGTGACGCAAACTCACACGCAGGTTCTTTTATATTTGAAACTAACGTATCCAGTGATTTAAAAAATTCTTGGAGTTGGCCTATACAACAAGTTATTAGTATATTGAGTCTCGATGGTAGAATCAAAATGAGTATATCAGATCAAGGAGCAATGAAAATAAGTGTAGATAGTGGCATTGGTCAATATGATTACATACTGCCTGCACAAACAAAGTAGTATATGGATAAGAAGATACCAACAGATAGTTTAACTGACAAGCAGAAGGATTACGCAACGTTCCTTCCTGCTATGAGCAGTTTCTTTGCTAGGGACTTAGGTAAGGCAAGGCATGAAGAAGATTACATCTTGCCTAAGAGAGTTCCGCAAAACTTTGAACATGGCGTTGAAGGTTTAAACTATATGAAACCAAAGGACACTTATTTCTATTACAAGTGGCATTTATATTCGGCAGGACACGCCGACTTGAATATGAAACACTTTTCTGTGAGAGATGATATCATAAGAAACAGAGATAGAAAAGATAATTGGGTGCTAGGTGATTCGGGTGGTTTCCAGATTGGTAAAGGTGTTTGGGAAGGAGATTGGAAAGATCCAACTTGTCCTAAAGCCAAAAAGAAAAGAGAACAGGTGCTTGAGTTCATGGACGGAAATATGGACTATGGTATGATACTTGATATTCCCGCTTGGGTGTCGCGGTCTCCTCAAGGCGCAAAAGCAAGTAATATCAATTCTTATCAAGAAGCAGTTGATGGCACAAGAATAAACAATGATTACTTTATGAAGAACAGAAATGGTAATTGCAAGTTCTTAAATGTGCTTCAAGGCGAAAACTTCCAACAAGCAGATGATTGGTATCTTCAAATGAAAGATTATTGTGATCCTAAGAAATATACAGATCACTTCAACGGTTGGGCAATGGGCGGACAAAATATGTGCGATATACATTTGGCACTAAAACGTTTGGTTGCATTAAGATTTGATGGATTGCTTGAAAAAGGCAAACATGATGTAATGCACTTCTTAGGTACAAGTAAATTGGAATGGGCAGTGCTATTGACAGATGTACAAAGAGCAATTAGAAAGTATCATAATGAAAACTTTATGATTACATTTGATTGTGCAAGTCCTTTCCTAGCAAGTGCAAATGGACAAGTGTACACAGATATAGAAATTAAGGACAAAAAGAAATGGGTCTATAGAATGATGCCTAGTGCAGATGACAAAGCATTTGCAAAAGATACTAGACCATTTAAAGAGGCTGTATTAGACAAAGGCATATTTCCTGCATTTAGAGATAGTCCTGTAAGTGAAAGATTAATGTTGAAAGATATTACTTGCTACAATCCAGGTGATTTAAACAAAATGAAAAATGATCCTAAAACAAGTTGGGATAGTTTTAGTTACACACTACAAATGGCGCACAATGTTTGGATGCATATCAAGGCAGTGCAAGAAGCCAATGAAGCATATGACAAAGGAATCAATCCTCATATGTTAGTAGAAGAAAAGTTTGATAGGATTGCATTTAAAGATATTGTAAATGCAATATTTGCCACAAGCGATAGAGATGAGGCAAACGCAGTCATTGAAGAGTTTAGTAGATTCTGGATGTCAATTATAGGAACAAGAGGAGCAACAGGTAAGAAAACTGTGAATGCTTCTACACAATTTGGAAACTTATTCGAGGAGGTATAATATGGCAAAAGTACGAAGTAAAAAGATAAAGGCAGTGCAGAAAGAATACGACTGGTACAAAAAGAAAGTTGTAGAAATGGAAGCAGAACGTGACTATGACAGAAGTTGGGACGGTAAACACATATTAGTAAAATTTAAAAAAATTAAATTGTTTTTAAAAACACAATTGGATAATATGAAAAGATCGATAGAAAGATGAAAAGTTTAATAGTTGGTATGGGATTTGGTCAGTTATACAAGGATGTCCTTACAGGTATGGGGCATGACGTAATCACTGTGGACAGAGATCAATCTAAAAAAGCCGACTTTATTGAATTAACAACTGCTCTAGCAACACACAGTCCATTTGATACTGCTCATATTTGTGTGCCTAACCATTTGCATTTCAAGATAGCACAGAAAGTTGCTCCACATACGAAAATTGTTTTTATAGAAAAGCCAGGAGTTGAATCAACAAATCATTGGCGTATATTAAACAATCTAAACAAACCTACAAAATTTATGATGACAAAAAACAATATGTGGCGTGATAACATCAAAGAGATGTATGACAGGTCATTAACAAGCGATGTCATACAAATAAACTGGATCAATAAGGATAGGATACCCAATCCTGGTACTTGGTTTACAGATAAAAAATTTGCAATGGGAGGAGTAGAAAAGGATCTACTGCCACATCTAATAAGTTTATTTGTTGCAATGGCTGGACCGACATACAAAGATTATAGTGTAAAAAAATTTACAACAGAACAAAAATATACATTGAAAGATTGCACTAGCACTGATTATGGAAAGATAAACAAGGATGGAGTATACAATGTGCCCGATCAAACGGAAATGGTCTTATCCAATGGTGATAAAACTTTTATATTGATGGCAAGTTGGAAAAGTCCGTTTGGAGATGATGTTGCTATGCATTTTTATAAAAATGGAGAAAGCAATGGCGAATCAGTGCAATTAGGATTATGTCCTGAAAATGCATACAAGGAAATGATACGTAATGCAATTATACATCAAGAAGATGAAATGTTTTGGAGCAAACAAATAGAAATAGATTTATGGATACAGGAGTTATTAAGTGAAGACCGTGAAAATACTTTACACTGAAGGTAATGGTTCTTTTGCAGAAAAAGAATTCGAATTGCCAGACATAAAAGACAATGAAATACGTGTACAGGCAAAAATGACTGGTGTGTGCAGAAGTGACATAGATATGATGAATGGAAAGTTTGGTCCTTTACCATTGGAAATGCAAGGACATGAAGGACTTGGCGAAGTGCTAGAGTGTGGTAAAGATGTGAAAGACGTGCAAGAAGGAGATTTAGTTGCAACAAGAGGAGAGCCTGCATACGCAGATGAATACAATGCCCGTGCAGGAACTTATGTAAAAGTTCCAAGGCTTGACCCTAAATACATCATTGAACCAGTGGCTTGTGGTTTAAATGTTGTTATGCAAGATGAAATGCAATTTGAAAAACGTAATGTTAAAGGTGCTAAACTTTTAATAATTGGCAGTGGTTTTCTAGCATGGGTAGTATATCAATATCTAAATGCACATTATTTCTTTGATGTGGATGTGTTAGGCAGTAGCAACAAAGAACTGTGGGAAGACAAATTAAAAGACAAGGTAGATGGACCTTATGATATAGTTGTTGATCTTAACACAAGAGATGAAGTATTCAAACAAGATTTAGTAATGCCACAGGGTTTGGTAGTGCTGGGTGCTGAAAAATCAAATGGCATCACAACAACGTTTGACAAACTATTATGGAATGCGGCAACAGTGATATTTCCAAGTCCAAGACAAAAAGATTTTCAAAGATGTATGAAGATGGCAGTAAAAATGATTGAAACAGGTGCGTTAGATATAAGCGGATTTTGGAGCAAAGGATATGAGAGAGAAACAGAATGGCAAGATGCTTTCAAAGAAGGCAATCAAAGAATGCCAGGTTATAACAGAGGATATATTGAATGGCTTTAGACACAAACAAAAGAAAACAAGTTGTATACTTCGTTGGTGATGAAATAGAAAATACAATAGCAAAAGGTTTTAGAACACTTTTTGTTGTTGGCACACGGGACTCAAAAGAAATAAAAGACCTGGCTGATCATCATAATTGCAAACACATATACTTTGGAACAAGTCAAAGTTATGATGGCAACGAAAAATTTAAGACTGTGATACAGGAATTATTAGAAGACAAGTACTGGGTGACCCTAGACTTTGGTATAGAATATATCGAAACAGTGACAGATACAGGACTAATGAAATATGAAAGATTCATTCCAATGGTAAGTGCTAAAATACCAAACATATACAAGTTGAATAAAAACACAACACTGAAAATTGATGATGTGACGTGGGGACATTCAAACACAGGTGTTTGGAGTAAAAACTTAAAACAGATCACAGAACATATGCACTACACTGATTGGTCTGAATATGTAGGAGATACGGTAATTGACGTTGACAACGACGACTAAAATTGCTATAATAATATATGAATAAAAAAACAAATATATGGGTAACATTTAGAAAAGAAGGTATTCACAAATATCCAGCGGCGTTGGATGATCCAAAACTAGCAACTGGTGATGAATATGATGTTTCATTTCTTGGCTATCCTCACAGACACATCTTTCATTTCAAAGTAGGAATAGAAGTATTCCATGATGACAGAGATATAGAGTTTATTCAATTCAAGAGATGGTTAGAGAAATTGTATGCAGAAAAAACTTTACAATTAGATTATAAATCTTGCGAAATGATAAGTGATGATTTATACACTGAAATAAACAAAAGATATCCTGATAGAGATATTGAAATAGATGTTAGTGAAGATGGTGAAAACGGAAGTCACACAGTCTACACAAAGTAGAATTATGTGGTTACTATTTGGAACAATAGGAGGTATCTGTCTCGTAGGCTTCGCTTGGTTTATGCCAATGCCTGGTTTACCCGGTGGAGATGAGTTCGTGAGCGATATGTTTATGTTCGCATCGTTCTTTTTTATTGGTTTGGCAGTGTTAGGATATTACGAAGAAAAATGACAATATACATAGTTGATTTAGAAGCAGTAGATACAAGATACACAAAAGAATGGAA